ATATCCTGTTGATCCAAGACTTGTGTCTGTTGATTTAACCCAATCAATGTTTAGTCCTGCTGTTTGTATCCTAGGAAATTTATCATAGTAAAAACTTTTAGTTCCTATGCCTGCAATAATAGGTTCGATATTATTTCTTAAAACACCTAATACATCATTTCTTGTACTAAATGTAAAATTAAAATCTATTTCGTAATCATTTTTATAAAGTATTCCATCATCAGCCATTATGTTTGTGCTAGAATATTTTCCAGTTGGATCTTTAATTTCATACTGTCTTGAAATACCACTACTTGCTCTGTTTACTGCTTTTGATTTAACAACTTGTGGATTAGACGTTAAAGGTAAAGTGTTATAGTCTTCACCTGTAATCATTCTGTTTTGTGTGTAATATGTTTGAGGCGCATTGTTTCTAATACTAGCAACACTTTCTGTAGCACTAGCATTTGTAACTGTAGACTGCAACGCACATTGAACTGTTAGTGTATTTCTTTGTCCACTTTTTGAAGTGTAAGGAATATCAACAATAATATTTTGCATGTCTGCTGGTCTAATTGTATATGTTAAACCATTTGAAACTCTGTAGTAAACTCTAAATGAACCATTAGGTAAATCACCAAATGTTCCATCTGCAAAATTTAAACTAACTTTGTCTTGGTCTCTTGAAATTACAGAATAAATTTTTCTATTATCTTTTGCTTCTGAATTATAAACAGCGTTTGTTCCAACAACACTATCAAGTTTTGTCCATTGTTGTATATAGTTTCCAAATTGATCTAATTCCCATAACCAAACATCGTCGTTATTAATGTTAGGTGTGTTTAAATTAATTACTTCATTGTTAGAAGGATCTGAAATTGAAAACGGTGAAGTATAAGTTTCACCTTGTTTAAAGTTTAAAAAGAATCCTGTGTTTTCTGAACTATTACCTCTTTTATCATTTCTATATAATAATCCTAATGTGTTTCCTGGCAATGGAGTTTCTTCAACTATATTACCTTGAGTTAAATTAGCACTTACAATATTAAATGATGTTTGTAACCCTGCAACAGTTTTACTAAATTTATATGTTGGAATATCTGAATTAGTTGTATTAACTTTGTATTGATCTGTTTGAATTCCACCAACTGCATCACTAGCATTTGGTTTTCCAAAAACAGTTGTTCCTTGGAAACTGTTATTCATGATTGTATTGATCTGCTCTAACCAGTTTACATTTGAATCGTCATTCCATAAAATAAATCTATTACGTAACTGTGTTCCATTGCTGTCAGTTAAATTCTGTGTGGTTTGTATTCCTGTAATTTTTAATAGTCCTGTAGCACTTTGGTTACGTTTATTGTTATAACCTACTAATCTTGCAAGACGCAATACACTTTCTTTTTTCTGTGCTGTTTCAATAAAGTTTTCTCTAGCATTTAAGTCAACTCTATAAGATAAACTTTGCCCTAAAAATGCAATTACATCAATTAATGCAAGATATTCACTTGATTCAATATAATCGTTAAAATCTTCTGGATAATTTTTACGTAAGTAATTAATCATCGTCCTACGTATAGTAGGGAAATCGTAAGAACTAAAGTCAGCATCAGTGAAAGATCGATAGATCTTACTCCAATCCTGGTTTACTAAAAGTGAATTTTGTCTATCATAACTTGCCATGCAAATATTTACCTTAAATTATAAACTGCGTATTTTATTTTATGCCATCGATAAGCCACTATTTCGATCAAACGTATATACCATTTGTTCTAGTTGATTGTAGTCTTTAAAGTTAATTTCAATAACAATTTGTATACCAGTTTGCTGTTCAAAAATTGAAATATTTTCAACTAAAACCCTTGGATCTGATCTAAGGACTTCTTTAACGTCATTTTGTAATAATTCAGTTGTTTCTTCTGTTAACGGTTCGTGTATTAGATCCCATATAATACTACCAAAATTTGGATTGTAGATCTTCTCACCTTTTCTAATATTAAAGTGATTCAACAAATCCTGTTTGATTAAGTTTATATCGTATAATGAAAAACTCTTACTATCGTCACTAACCGTACTCGTGCCTTTGTAAATTTGACTAGTTTGCTGTGTTTGAACTACGTCTGTTTTTCCGTCTACATTGATTTCTTTATACTGTGCCATACTGCTATTTACCCACTTTACTGACCACTGGTTTCTCTATCTGTATTAGACGCTGTAGTTTCTATACCATCGCCTGCTTCATGTCCCGGCCACGGTTCATGCATAGGTATACGCTTCATTATACTAAACAATGTACTGTCTGATTGATAGTATGCTTCGTTCCACGGTTTGCTAGGATCAGTAATTGGATTTTCGTAAACACCAAATTCAGCACCATTTGCTCCTCCACTTGCACTTGTATCAAAAGGAAATGGTATGTTAGTTGCTAACGCACTTAACACAATAGGTAGTGCTGGTGGTTGAACAGGTCCAGGTAAGTTTAAGTGTACTGCACTTGTTCCATCTATGAACACAGTTTGAGGTGTTTGTATATTAATGTTGTCTGCAATAGTTTGTAAATTAATAGAACCTGTAATACTTGTTGCATTAACTTTTCCTTTAGCATGTATCTCAATATTACCAAGCATAGGTCCTGCAACATTTGTATCTATTTTAATATCGCCATGTATAGTTTTAGGAATAACTGGTGGAATAATTTCCCAAAATAATCCCGGAGACGGTGGAACTTTAACACCAGGAGTATTTGGAACCATATTTTGTTGTAATGCTTTATAAAATAATGTACCAAATATTACAGTTTCGCCTTTGTAATATGTTCTTCCTGGATTATATGTTTGTGCATTCCAAATTTGATTTTCTAGTACGTTTGTTTTAATTTCTAAACCAGTACCATGACTTTGACGCATTCCGTACTGCGAAACTATATCAATCTCTCCTGATCTAATGTTTGTATTAATTTTGTTTGAGATGTTTAGATTAGTTGTATTCATACTTAGATTATTAGTGGACATTGTCATATTTGTACCTACTATATCTAAAGATCCTCTTGAATCTATTACAGTATCCTGTTTTCCAATTAGTCTTAATTGTTCTGCTTCAATTTGTGTTCTTTCAAGTTGAGGTGTCTACCTGCTTCAAAATTAAGATCTCTATCTGCACGGAAATTAAAATCTGCTTCACTATGAATACTAACACTATCTTTAGCATACATATCAATCTTACCGTCTTTGGTCATTTCGATCCAAGCAGTACCATTTTGATTACCAATGTAAACCATCTCTGATGTATCATGAAATAATATTTGTGCGCCTTTACTTGATCTTATTCTTACTAGATTGTTGTCTCCTCCAGTGTCGCCATCATCCATAACAAATGTATGACCACCTAATCTTGTTAGGTTCATAGGTTTTTTAACAACTACTCCACCTTCGTCCATATATGGCGTAAGATCCTGTGATTCCCCTACTCCTCCTGGAGTATTAAATCCAATCATTTTAGAATCATTATCTCTAAGAATAGACGATGTTGACGATCCTCTAATTGTGTCTACTAACAGTCCTTGTTTTTTTAAAACTTTTGCAAAAGGATGAATTGCACGTTTTGCTTTATCTGTAGTTACACGACCATCGTAGGTACTAGCATTTTTTTCACTTGCTGGCATTCCAACAGGACTAGCATATTCGTCTAGGTCTGCTTTTTTACCAGTAACTTGATCACTACGTGCTGGCTCTGGAATAGTTTGTCCTAGTCCAGGTGGCATAATAGAACCTAACCAAACTCCTCTAGTTGAATCTTTGTTTGGTGTTGCTATAATACCTCTAGTACCAATTTGCGGTGTAGGTACAACCATACCACTTGCTGTTTGAGTGTCTTCAAACGAATCAATATTATCTCCACCAGCATTAGCAGGTTTATATGAAGCATGAGGACTCAGCATCATAACTTCAACTTCACCTTGGTCATTGTAGTCATTTCCTATACGTACAACTCTAATAGTACCTTGACCACCTGTACCTGTTACTTCTGCTTCAGATATGCTAGAAAATAAACCAAACTCAAGTTCTGATCTATCTTTAGGTCGTTGTACCCTGTTGGTTTTTTGACTTTTTAGAAAAACTCCACTCATGTAATGATTCCTTGTGTTCCGTCTGTAGTATTTTTAACTTTTGTAAGTGTACTCTGCACCGGAGTTGATATTTTACTAATAGATTGAGTAATTACGTTGTCAACCGGAACACCACCTAAACTTGCTACTTCTGTTACTGCTCCAACAACTTCTGTTGCTGATGAAATTGCGTTTGATACACTTGTAATTTTTGAAGATAACTCATCTGCAGAAAACGATGCTACATCACCAATCTCGCTAATAACTTCTTCTCCGTCGCTTTTATTTTTTGAAATATCTGTTCTACCATCGCCTGAAACTTTTGGTTCACTAAATTTACTTAACAATTCTAATAATCCTTGAGGACTACTTGGTACACTAACACCACTTGCTTGTTCTGCTAATCCTACAACAAAACTTACAGGGTCTTGTGCAATTGACTGTGCTTGTGCAATACCACTTTGTACTCTACCAGCCGCATTTGATATTTCACTAGTGAATTGTTTGACTCCTTTTACTACAGATTTACTTGCACTAATAGTTGCATCACCAACAGAAGTTGTTCCTGTTGCTTTTGCAGAGTCTATACGATTTGCAACTTCACTAGCATTACTAGGAATTTTAACAATAACAGGCTTGTTGTGTTTTGCTAATTCAGCCTCTGATGCTGGCTTGCTGTTTTCATTTACTATTTGTTTATAAAATTCTGGCATTTTATGTACTTCCTGTTACACCTTCTAAAGTACCATACTCATAATAGTCTTCAGGTTGATTTTTCTTTCTTGCTAATCTTAGTGTTTGTTTAAAAACTCCTTCACTAAAGTTATTACGCACATTAAAGATTTCAAATACACCACTGTATTGATCTCTTTTTAATTTCATTTCAAATTTTGAATTTTCTTTATCACCAAGTTCTGATGCTGTTGGTATATCTTCAGGGTATCGAATATTTAATATTACGTGAGGTTCACGAGTAAATGTATTCATTTCGCCGTCTTTGGTTAGAATATCTCCTGCGGAAACTTGTGGTCGATCTGTTATTCCGCTTCCAACAATATATACAGGATCTCCTATAATATCGATATCACTCAAAATTAGATGTCTTTCAAACGGTGGATTATATAAAAAATCTTGAAATATTACACCTATTGCATTTCTATTATTTGGCCCTTCTCTATAATTTAATCTACCAACAGGAGGAGTTGGAGTAAAACCAGATTGTCCATTAACATTTGTTTGAATTGCATTTTCTATAGTTTCTAAAAATGTGTTTGTAGTTTGTTCTGTACCATCTTGTTTTATAGGTTTAAATTTAGGAGGATTTATCAATAACGGGGTTGTAAATAAATTATTATATCGTATGTTGTAACTTAATACATCTAGGTTCTTTCCTGTATAGATATAATTGTATTCACGTATTGCTTTCTTTTTTAACTGCTCTGTTGTAAATTGAATATTAATACCCGGCATTGAACTATAATGTATCTCAAACGGTGAAACAACATAGTGATATTCATATACATATCTCATTCTTAAAACATCATATCCAATTACATAACTTATTACTTCTGTTTTGAACCATGGAATCATTTCTGTAGATTGTATTTTCGATAATTCTCCTGGTTGTTTAAAGATGTCCATGTATACACTATTTGTAATCATAGTATCAATAATAGTCATCAAGTTACTACCTTTTCTAAATGACCATGCTTCGCCGCGACTTTGTAAATTGTATCCACCTTCTTTGCCGCCATTCTGTAACCATTTGTCGTATTCTTTTGCCAGTGTGTCAAGTTCTTTTTCTGCTTTGACTACTGCTTCATTCAAACCAGCAATTTTTGGAGATAGTTCTATAATTTTAT